TCATAAAAGTATCTTTGTTCTTTAAAGCGCCTTTTACTTGATCAACCATTTCGTCTCCGGTATTAAATTTAAGTTCAACGTCCTTATAAGGGTTAAGATTCTGGCAAACCGGGATAAGACCTAAAACACTTGCTTCAGTATTTTTTATTTCGCTCTTACATCTGTTAAATGTATTATCAATAAGAGGGGCTACCATTGCCTGACATTTCAAACTATTTAGCTTCTCGGGATAATCGTAAAGCTTTGTCCAGGGATGGAATTCTATTTTACCTGTATTAGCTAAATCAGCTAGAGCTCTAGGCAACGTTCCGTAGAATACCCACTGAAAATCATTAACTGTTTTTCTTACTGCGTCTAAAATATGACCAAAATCATCTCTACCTTTTACCCTGTTATCTACATCAGTATGGGCTCCTGAACCTGCATAAAGTACTCTAGGCTTTTTCTTGTTTTTATCATAGTATCTACCAATTCTTTTTTCATCGAAGAGATTACCAGCCCACCATTTAGGAATAAAATTAGGCACTACAGTAGCGTTTAGATGACCTGTTTTGCTTTTATAATACTCTGCAATTGTTGGAGTTGTAGTTGTAATTTCATCACACATTAACATAATCTCAGCTGAAGTTTTCCTTACTTCAGGGTCTGAAAAGCCTGGCTTAAAATGATTATACTCAGGGATATCTTCATAGAACATTACATCGTCTATTTCATATATTAATTGAAAACCGTATTTCTCTTGAAGCTGTTTCAAAAATTTTACGTAGTGAAGCTGAGCAGGTGTGGCTTGTCTCTGAATTCTTACAGTTTTTAGTGTACTAAAAAATCTTTCATCTCCTATCATTTGACATACGTTCATTACAACGCTCATCATTCTTGAGTTTAATTGATCGCTTGGCCAGAACACTCTCCAGAAACCACAACCAGATTGATCTGCAATAAAATTTACAGCCTTAGGTAAAGAGGTTTCTTCCTGAGCTGGAAGATTTTGTTTTTGGGTAATTAAACCTTGTTGAATAGGTTGAAGACCTAAAGGCATACCTAGTGAAGGGGCGCCTATTACATTTGGAAAACCTGTACGAATCATCTTATATAATTATTTTATTCTTCTTTAAAATCCACACGACAGGTAATTCCATTTTTCTTCTCTAAGTTAACAATCTCGCCAGTAGCCGCTTTAATGGATTCTTTTCTATGAGAAATAATATAACAGCTCTCGTTAAAAGTCTCTATTCTTTCTTTTAGTACTTCGAGAACCAATTCTACACCTTTTTCGTCAAATGAACAATCGAACAATTCATCGAACAAACATAAATTATAAGCTACATCACCTTGAAGTCTTCTTATATCCATAAAAGAAAACATACAAGCTAAATCAATTGCTTTTTTTTCTGCTCCAGAAAAATTATTATAACAACTCTCTATACCTTTATCATTAATAATTTTCTCTTCAAAATATTCATCGAACAATAAAGTACAATTAGAATCTAACTTTGATAGATAAATGTTAATTTTATTATTAAAGAGTTCTAATATTTTTTTAATAATGTAAGACTTAACACCCTCTTCTGAAACAACAAATTTAACACTATCTAGGGTCTTGGATAGTTTTTTAATTTTTTCTATCTTTTCATTTGTCTCAAAAGTTTTCTTCTCAATATCTTTAATTAGATCAGTGAAGACATTTTTATCGTTTTTTACTATTTCAATATCTTCTTCAAGAGATATAAGCCATTCTTGAAGTTGGTTTTTTCTTTGCTGATTATTTGTATAGTTCGTTTCTTCGACGAGTACACTTTTAATTTTCTTACTTGTAGTTTTAAGTTGTTTATTAATAAACTTTTTTACACCTTCAAATTGAGATAGATCTTTTTTGAGCTTTTCTATTTCTTGAGTGTTTTCTTTTATAAAATTTTTAATTTTTTCTTTTTCTTCTTTAATATGATTTTTATCTTCTCTATCAACACTCTTCAAACAAACAGGACACTTATCATCTTTTGTACCCATTTTTTTGTATTGCTTATTAAGCTCTTCGATAATTGTTTCTAGTTTAGTTATACTTTTATGAAAATCATTTATCTTAGTATCTACTTTATTAATACTATCGTTCGATGCTTTAATTTGCTCTTCTAGAGAAGATACAGATTTCTTTTCATACTTGTTAAAATATTCTTCCAACTCTTGGAGTTCAACTTTATTATTATTTTGTCTTTTTAAGTATTTTTCTAGTCTAAATTTTCTTTCATCTTCAAAGACGATACTTCTAGAATTTAATTCATCAAGATTATTTTTATTTTCGTTTAGTTTAGTTGTTTCAATATTAAAAGCATTTTTTACTTCAGAAATATCTGATCTAAGTAAATCAAGCATCTTTGAAAATACTTCTAAATTAAAAATACTCTCGATAAACTTTCTCTTATCTTGTTTTTTCATTCCCATAAAAGGAATGGTATTATTAATTGTTAGAATAATACAGTTTTTAAATATTTCTTGGTTTGTGGATAAGAGATGCTCAATATAACTATTAGTATTACTAATACTATCGAGTGTCTTATCTTCTCCATCTACTGAAAGATAAACCTTCGAAGGGCTGAGTGTTCTTTCTATTTCTATCTCCTTGAGAGAAGTCTCATCAATCACCGAGAAACAAAGTTTAACAACAGCTCCGTCATTTATAAGGTTATTGCTTATAAAATCTTTTTTAATATCTCTTAACGTTGTACCGAAGACGGCGAAATAAATAGCATCTGCAATAGCGGATTTTCCAACACCATTCCTTCTATCTTCTTTATCTTTATTTGACCCGGTGATAATGTTAAGACCCTTTTTAAAGTCTACTTCAACAAATTCGTCCCCAATAGAGAGAAAGTTTTTAATATAAAGTTTTTTAAATTCAATAAATTTCATTTACATTTTTTATACAATTGCAGAGTATAATCAATTATATCATCTTTATTATCAATTTCAAGCTTATTAATAAACTCTCTTATTGCTTCAGTTACATCAACACTCGAGAAATCAACATCTGAGACAATTTTTTGTACTCCAATATTATATTTGTAATCAACAGTTAAGTTTAAAGGTTTAAGCTTATTAATTTCTTTTATCCATTCATCTATCTCTTCAGGGGTGTATTTCGTATCTACAGTTAATCGTACAAAGTTTCCCGGAGTATACTTTTCTAATAATTTTTTATTTTCTCTAATCTCCCCTAATTTAAGTTTTCTGTGCTTTGGAGATATTTCATTAGGTATAAAATCAATAGCACTTGTCTCTAGATCAAGTATACAGATTCCTCTCGGTTCAGTTGAATCTCCGAAATCCATATTATAGGGAGCACCGAGATATATGATATTACCATTTGAATATTCTCTAAATTGACGTGTATGAAAATGACCTGTAATAATATGAGGAGATTTTTGAAATAATTCATCACTCGTAAAGCCATGATCACAGAGTTTAGTTTCATTTAATTTAAATGAAGCAATTTCGAAATGACCAAAAACATAATCACTCTTTGGTATGTCTGATACTTCAGTACCCCAAGGACAAAAAGATAATGTTTTACCGAAAAAAACATCTGATGTTAGTTCGTCTATAACAGTAATATTTTTATAACCCTTTAAGATTGAAAGAGAATGTACTGATGAATTGTTTTTAAAAAAGCAATCATGATTACCTGTTATCATCGTGATATTAAAATCAGATAGTTCAGATAAAAATTTAGATGTTGCTTGTATTGTATTAACTGCAATTTCATCTCGGTAGTGTAAAAGATCGCCACAAAAAATAATATCTTTAATTTTTCTTTTTTTGAGCTCTTTTTTCATCCATTTACCAAACTCAAAAGCTATTTCATGCCATTGAGTTGAGTTTTGGTGAACACCGAGATGAAGGTCGCTAAAGCAACACACTTTTGAATTTTTAATAGTAATACTCATTCGTACTGGGAGTTATAATTATCCTCTTTTTCAGGATTAACATACACACCATCCCCACCTGGTTCAGAATTAAGAACTTCTCTGTAATAGGTTTCTTGATATGCAGCAATTGTTTCTTTTTCTCTTTTCTCTTTTTTAATTCTAGTAATAAAAGCATGAAATGCAATGGTTGTAAAATAAGAAAATGGGTTATAATTATTTCCCTTAGAGTCTTTGCTATCAATATTAAATTTTTTATTTTTTAAAGCGGTATACATTTTAATAACTGCATCCCCTACCATATCCTCTCTGTAAGAATAATTTATAAAATTTGGAGCATAAGAAAGTCCTTTGGCAATTTTGTAGATACTCTCTGCAAGATAATCGTTAATATCATCAGATTTATAATATTCTTTTATCTCTTTATAAAAGAGTTTTGGATCTACATAAAACTGCTCTTTAGGATTTTTTTTCTTTTCATCCATTACATCCGTTTCCACTTTATTTGAAATTTTACTTTTCATAAAAATCTTTTACCCCGTATGGTATTTGTTCTTGTTTATATAATTGTTTTCTCTTTTCGAAATGTTGTAATCCATAACGTAAATTATCAATAATATCGAAAATTAAAAATTGTTTTTTATCAGAATGTAAACGTAGACCACGACCGATAGACTGAATAATTTTTACTTTTGCTTTTCCGCCAGCTGAAAATATTAAGTAATGCAAATTCTTAATATTAATACCTGTTGAAAATATTTTTGAAATAGCAATAACACAAATATTGTTTTGCTCTTCCATAAGTTTTTGTACTCGTCTTCGTTCTTCTACATCTACTTCACCTCGTATAAAATATATTTCTTTATTAATTTTATTTTCGGTTAGTTTTTTCTCTAACTCTAAACCGTGATCAATTAAATCTACTAGAATAAGACAATTATTGTCTACTCTATCACAAAGGTTAGATATAAAATTGTTTCTGTAATCTGATGATATAATGTATTTCTGTTCTTGAGTAAACAATTCTGTTGGATTATCTATATCAGCAGATCTAAAAATTGGAGGATTAAGATAATTTAATCTTAAACCTGCTACCTTTGCCGGGGTTACATAACTCTCAAGTTTTAACTCGTGAGCTTTTTTAGAGTATTTCACCGAACCAAATTTAGAGAATATATTCCATTGATCCATAGACTCTTCTGGTAGTGTACCAGTAAAGCCGAATTTATGAAAAGTAAGGATTCGCTTAATGAGTTTGTTGATTTTGTTGCCCTTGCGGACCTTGTGCACTTCGTCTACGATTAAAACATCTATACTCTCTGTCCATTCCGTGTTGCTCTTCTCCGAGAGTAAGATGCCTGTATTCGCTATGATAACGTTTGTTGAGAAATCTAATTCGTCTTTTCCTGTCCATATGCTAAATGAAAAATTAACACCATAATCATTAAAGTCTCCTTTTGTTTGCTTTACCAACCCCAAGTCTGGTACTATTATAAGACATTTAAACTCAGGATTCTCTCTATATAAATTTTCTAATAAAGAAGAAATAATTAACGTCTTACCACCAGAAGTAGCTAACTCAATTATCCCGTGATGATTATGTAAACACGTTTTTACAACATCTTCTTGATAATCTCTCAGCTGTAAGTTAAGTTTAGGGTCTTCAAAATTAAACCTTAAAGTAGGTTCAGTTGCTTTTTTTAACCGATCTGTTAACTCAAAAGTTGTATCGTTTTCTCTACACCATTTAATAATTTCTTCCGTAAAATGTAATTCAAACTTACCAGTAGGTGTAATTAGATAGGTTCTATCTTTTACAAAAAAACCTCTTCGTCTAGCAAAATTAGCAGCTTCATTTTTAACAGAAAAGTGCTCTCTTAGCTCTGCGAAATCTCCGGAAACTATCTTTCCATTATTTCTCCCTGTATCTAAATCTAAAGTTATCATGTGGTTTCTAACTTCATAATCTCTACGATATTTTTTACATCGTAAGTAAAAGAAGAAAGTATTCTTTCAACCTTCTCTAAATATTCTATTATCTGACTATTGTAATATATTTGATCTGAGATATCTACAACTAAGTCTGATTTATTCGCAGCTTCTGCAATCTTTCTCGTATCGAGTTTTACAGGAGATTCTTTAATAGCCTTTTCAGCAAGCTTGTTTATAAGTTTTTCTTTTTCGGATCTTAATTTACCTCCAAGCATTTTATGTCTAATCAATCTTCCAACAAACAAATGCTTTATAAGAGGAGCTTTCATCTGTTTCTCCTTTACATTAAATTCATCAACTTGACAAAACTCGCTCAATTCTTCAGAGTATTTTTCTAAAAGTTCTAAGCTCGGTTTTATATCCATTACTCTATTATAATATATTTTTCTAGATATCCACTAAATAATTAAAATGAAAACATACGAGGAGAGATTTTTACGTATACTTGAAGACGGAGGAGATGGAGGAGGAGCTATGACGTCAGGTAGCGGTGGGGTTTTTGGAGACTTCGGAGGTCACGGCGGAGATGTAGGTAACTCTGATTGGTATGCTACAGGAGATGCTAGAAACTTATTCGGATGGGGTGGCGGTGTTGTACATAGACGTAGAAAGAAGCGTAAGAAGAAGAGTAGAAAGAGAAAGAGTAAGCGTTAAGTAAACTAGATGTGGTTGTATCCAGAAGAATTTGACCCGGAAGACTATCAAGGGTTTGTGTATAAGATTACAAATCTTAATACTGGTCAATACTACATAGGTAAAAAATTTTTTTGGAAGTTAATTAAACGACCACCTCTTAAGGGTAAAAAAAGAAGAAGAATTGAAAAAGTAGAATCAGATTGGAAAACTTACTGGAGTTCTTGCAATGAGCTTGCAGAAGATTTAAAAACTCTGGGTGAAGAAAAATTTAAAAGAGAAATATTACTTCTCTGTGAATCAAAGTGGCAGTGCGCTTATCAGGAAGCGAGACTACAATTCGAACATAAAGTTCTAGAAGACCCTACCTCTTATAACGGTATCATTAATATAAGATTAAGAAAATTTTTAAAGAAAGAAGAAAATGGAGAAGATTAAAAAATTACTGTTCGGAAAAAATGTTAAGTTTTTAGGTATCGGTGCTACTGTACTTATTATTTTATTTGTAATTATTAAGACAACTTTTATTAATAATAAACAATTAGATGATGCTATTAAAAAGACAGTTTCAAACGATGATGTAAAACTTACCTTGATGATGTATGGAGTTACTTTTAATTCTTCAGTATTTGCGGATCCAGAATATAATCTTCTTTCTAAAGACTGGGTTGAAACAAATGCTCAAATGGATTTCTTACAATTCTTAAGAGATTTAGGTCTTACTGAATGGAAACAAAATGTTGGAGATTGTGATGATTTTGCTAAAGCGTTTACAGTATTTTTAAAGTCTTATATTAAAAAAGAACACCCTAATGCAGCTTCTCCTGCTGTTGGAGAGATTTACTATATAAGAGATG